TCCGTCAGGTCGTCGTACACCACGGTGATGGCGAACTCATTGATGGGTGCGAGCGGGTCGGCCAGCAGGGCCGCGTTACGAGCCAGCAGGGCCACGGTGTAGCTCGCGTCAATCTGGAACGGGTCGGTTTCGTGGCGGACACGCACCGCCGCGAGGTTCAACGGCACTGGGAAGTGGAACTTCTTGGACTTCCAGATGTACGCGACCGGCGGGGTATCCACGGGGTCCCAGAGATACACAATGTCCGCAGTGAGGATATAGACCTCGCCGGTGAACTTGTCAGTGAATAGCTGATCCGGTGCGCGATTCAGGGTGAATTGCGAGAACGATGATTGGGACTCCGAAGGGTCGAACAACAAGCCGGAGTTATCTTCGTAGATGCCCATGTATCGAGTGCCGAAGCGTGCAGCCTTGAGCCCGGCCGGGGCGTAGGTGCGCTGCCAGGTTTCTTTGGTCACGACCGAACGAGAGATCACATTCGCGCCGTTCATGTTGACCAGCACGAGCCCGTTTTGTGAGGGGTAATACACTCCAATGTCGGTAGCAACCACACCGCTCTTGGCCAAGCATGGCTCGACCATCGGGAGTTTCTCCAGCGACACCGAGGCTGGGTGGCTACCGGTGATAATGTAGGGGTTCGCCGCAGTCAACACGGCGATGCCACCGAGGAACGGCATCACCTCGACAATGTCGTGCTCGGTGGACTTTACATACCCCGTCGGCCACGCATGCGGGCGATACGGTTCTGAGAAGTACAGGTCCCGACCAGTGAACCCAACCAGCATACCGTTCGATGACGCCTTGAGTCCGGCCAACGTCGTCGGCGGCGGGAACCACGTCGTACTCTCCAGCAGGTTGTTGGAGGCAACCACCAGGTCGGAATCACTGTCATCGTAAGTCGCGTCTCCCAGGGTGTTAGTGCCGACATAGTAGAACGCCGAGCTGGTGTCACCCGCCACCGTGCGGTAAATATTCACGTCGGTGATGTCTCGGTCCGCCGCGTCCGGCACCGTGGTATCCATCGCGGTGAGGTTCCACGTCCCGTCGTCGTTGCCAGTGAACGCCGTGGGGTCAGCTGGAGGACCTTCTTCGCCGAAGGACGACACGAACGTGTAGGTGTAATACCGAGTGACGGTGGGGGCTGAACCGCCGGTCACACCGACGGTGGGCGAGGCCACGGGCTGTGGCACCCCGAGGAAATACTCGTCGTCGGCAGACACCAGGCGCGCGGTGGTGTTGTACTTGGGGACTCCGTCACCAGTCCAGTAGTAGCGATCGAACGTGTCGTTGACCAGCGGGCCCTTGACGAAGTCCACCAACGTAGTGAAGCCAAGCCAAAGGTCTGACCCACCGGTCTCCGATGCGGGGATGCGCTCCGCCTGGACGTTGTTGTTGGTGACGAACGCATGGACCTGCGACGGTTGGCGCCACCCACGGAGCTCACCGGACAGTAGCTTGACGTTGGTGGACTCCTGCGCGAACGTCGGCGGCAATAGACGTGCCGACATCCGTGGGACCATCCCGCCGAAGTTGTCTATTCCGAACCCAGGCATTATCGATTCCCAGGAACCATGATGCGGTTAGAGATGGGGTTGTGGTTTGTCCGGCCAGCTTGCATCGCGGCCTGCACTACGCCCACCGTCTCGTTGCGGAACGACTCCACAGCAGCTGCTGTCTGTCGGACCTGGCCGGAATTCTCGACGAGGAGCATGGGTAGGACGCCCACGGCGCAACGCCACACGTCGATGTCGCCGCCGGACTGGGGGTCTTTGCCCAACAGGTGGACGAACCATTCACACCCGTGCTCTGCACAGGGCTCTTTCAACAGGGGGCAGGTCTTCGCCATCAGTCTTTCACCGCGATGATGATATCGGTGTACTTCAGGTTGAGCGATAGGGAATGGTTGTGCCCCTGTCCGCTACCAGCCGCGCCAGTGGTGTTGGTGTAGTCGGTGTTATTCGTGTAGTACCCATCCCCGCGAGCTTCAGCGCGCTGGTCAGACGTAATGGTGCGCCTCGTGTAGGTATGCGTGTGAGCCGGAATCTGGGTAATACTCAAACTGGTGTTCCCGGTAGTTTTACCGGAACCGAACGAGGTCGTGAACGCGTCGGTGCCACCTCCAGATACGGAACCAGTGACCACACGCAGTGCGATGTTGTTGTACGTCGAGTTGGTCTCTTTCGTCCAGCCAGTGGGTGCTGCTGACTGGTTGAATGTAGCGCGAGTGCCAGACTTGAACGACCGCGCGTACACATCTTCGGCCAACGGGATCTTGCCATCCGTAGAACCAACATCAACCGCTGCCGCAGTGCCCGCGTCGGTAATCTGCGACAAGGTGTACGTCAGCGACGAGACATCCGCAGATGTCAGGTATTCCCCGTGGTTGTGGTACCTCGATGCGTTGGGTAGCCCGATGAGCATTTACTTCACTCCTGCGCATGTATCGTCAGTTGCTACCGAGCCAGCTAGTTGGCGTAACATTTCAGCCTCACCGCCGGAAACCGAACCGGACCCCGCTGCATCCACATCCGACATGCCGCCGCCCGCTACAGTGGACGAACAGCCGACCCCGACGTTCTTCGTCACGTAAAGGCGGATGTTGTAGCTGCAAGCCTGGAGGCCAAGGAGCACCACCAAGATAAGGAGGCTTTTCACGAGTCTATCTCCGCTTGCGTACGTATTTGGGCGAAGGCGCCCAGATGGAGCGAATATGTGGTGTTAGCCAACCCGGCTGTTACCGAACCGAAGGTCACGTTCGACTCCCCTACGTACAGCTGCACAGCCTCAATCCTGTCCGACCCGGAATCCCACTGAGGGGTGCCGGGATAAGTGCCAATGTTATAAACTTGAATACCTGGAGGGGCGTACATAGTCACAGGGAAATTCCAGACTTCAGACCGAATCTGTACAGGGCCGTGGTGGGACGTCAGCGCGCCATCTGTCCCTTCGTTGTGGGCAGGCGCAACCGCGTAGTTGAATGTCTTGGTGTAGTACCGCTGACAACGCGCCAGCTCAACCGCGAACGGGCGAGTGGGATACGCTGACGACAACCCCGAGCTGTTGACCTCCAACTGGACGCCCGTCATCTCGACTTTGCCGGTAAGGAGTGGGTTCTCCAGTGCCGTATCCATACGCCACGGGGTAATGTTGAGAAACGCGTGCTGGCCAAGGGTCTTCCCAGCGAAGTCGCTAACTGACAATAGCTGAGTCACCTTGGTCCAGGTGTTTTGCGCCAGCACGTTCTCCTGGGTGGTTTCGTCTGTACCATCGACGGAGTCGTAGTCATACTCAATAGCGGAATACATGGTGGTAGCATAGTCCGGGGTACGGACCCAGAACGACAGAATGACGTCTTTGCCGGCGAACTGGTGCAGCCCTTCGATGCGTTGAGACATATCGATAGTGGACGCGCCAGCGGTGCTAGTTACATTCGTTTCCATGTAGTACCGGGGGGTGCCTGGCACGTCAGTCTGGGTAGTCGTGAACTCTTGCCGAGACACGACCATGTTGCCGCCGCCGGGTGCCAGTTCCCACTGGTCGGCAGTGAAAAACCCGTAGGGACCAAACCCGAAAGTGAATGTAATGCTAGGGCCCCGCTGCCAAATCTGGAAGTCGCCATTGATGGTGTAGTTGTACGGTGCGGTTCTGTTGGTCAAGAACGCTACACCATCCTCGGTGGATACCACCGCTGGAGTCTGCCCTGCGGCGCCAACATATGTCGCGGGTGTGTCCGTCAACGTAGTGAACGACGTACTGCCCAACAGCTGGCGGGTCGGCAAATAGACGTCGTAAGGAGAGCTCACAGTTCCGCATCCGCCGTTGCGTGAATGGAGTGGACCGTGCCCGACACTCCGAACCCAGTGCTGTCGATCGTGGCCATGGCTTCCCCTTCATTCAGAACCTGGGATGCGATCGTGCCGCTACCAGAGTACCAATGGCCGGCAGTGCCCGACGAGGGGTTGTATGTAGTCACCGTGGGTGCAGCGCGCATGGTGACTGGAAACTGCCAGTTGGCGCACATGTAGTCCAACGTCGTGCGATGTATCCCGATGGCACCTTCAAACCCCGCGTTATCTGCTGGCACCACATTGCGGTCAAACGTCTTGGCGAAGTACCGCTGGCATAGTCCTAGTTCAATACCGAACGAACGCTTCACGAAGTCGGAAGCCGTACCAGTGTCGTTGATCTCCAACTGGACATTCGCAATATCAACCGCCCCTACAAGCAGGGGGTTCTCCAGCGCTGTATCCATACGAAACGGGGTAATCTCCAGGTAGTTATCAGCCCCGAACGTCTTCGCAGAGAAGTCGCCAACGGTGATGGTATGTTCCACCTTGGTCCATACGTTGGTAACGATTACGTTTTCCTGGGTGAAGGTCTCTGTGGCGGACCCCCCTGAGCCATAGTTGTACGCAATGGCTGAATACATCGTGGTGGCGTAATCAGGGGTACGAATCCAGAACGACAAGATTACCTCTTGCTGCGCGAACTGCTTGAGGTCTTCCACCCGCTGCGACACCATCACCTGGGTGGCGGTATCCACGTCAGTCAGATCGAGCTCCAGGTAGTATTCCGGCGAATCCGGCACCTCAGTTTGGGTCGTGGTGAAATTCCCCTGGTCGACGGTGTACACCGGCGTACCAGTGGTGAATGCCTGCCGCCACCGGTCTGCCGTGTACGTCCCGGTACTCGTAGTGAACGAGGTGCCGCGCTGCCAAATCCGGAAGTCGCCGTTAATCGCTAGGTTGTAGGGGATCGCGCTATTCGGGATGAACTCCAGTCCATCCTCCGCAGCGTTCACCGCCGGGATTTTGCCGGCTTGCCCCGCGTATGACGTCGGGGTATCCGAAAGCTCGTTGAACCCACTCCCCCCGGTGATTATCTGTGCCGGGAGATACGGGTCTGTTACGACGGCCATCAGGTCTTCTCCAGCACCGACACGTGCACGTTGATTTCGCCAATCGTACCGGCCTTGCCTACATCCAAGGTGTCAGCCGTGTCCAGATAGAACGGCCGGACCACAAACTGCAGCGTGGACCCCTTCGGGACGGACAGGCCGGCGGCGATCTGCACCGTGGACGCCCACACATCCACCGTGGCGTCCTCGGTGGCGTGCACGTTGGCGATGTACACCGCGCCCACTACGGCGGTGGTTAGCGCCGGGACGGTGTATATCGTGGTCTGGGCCTGTGGGACATCCGAGGACGTCGCGTTCGTGTATGCAATTGCCATGATTTACCCCATGAACGCCGCGAACTCTTCGTCCGGACCCTGTAGGAAGATGTCGAGAAGTGCCCTGGTGACTCGGATTTCCAACCGGTCCCCCGCTGCCCACGTCTGAGCGGTAGTGCCGTCAGCGCCACGACCAGTAGCGGAGACGGTGAGCTCGTCTGCAAGGCGGCTTTCGATCTGTACGATTTCGATGTTCCCCGAAGCATCCTCCAACGTAGCCCAGAAGAAGTCCGGCGCCGTCGGGTCAGGGAACAACGCCCCATCCCCGACTGCCAAGTCGATCGTCAGCTGAACCGTCGTGGAGATCGGGTTGGCCAGCGTGGTGGTTGCGTTGTTCGCATAGAGAACGGTCATGGCTCAGGCCCAGGTTGGGTAAGTCCACGCGGTGTCCGCCGACGTATACTCGCGGTCCGCAATGTCACGGGTGGAGGTGATGGCCGCGTAGAACCGGCGGAGGTTGGCCTTCCCCAGTAGAGGGTTCCCCCAGGGCTTATCGTGCATGTCCTGTAGGCGCCCCAAGGCGCCCATTCGAATGGCCTCGAAATGACGGTGCTGCAGGAGGCCGTCCGTGAAGGTCTTGGCCACATCCAGCGCCGGCGAGTAGGCCACCAGCACGTACGCAGGCTCCTCGAAATCGGTAGCAACCGCTGGATGCCAGTAGACATACTGGGGCTCGATGCCCCGGCGGTACGCAGGCTTTCCCGCGATGTGGCTGTACGACGTAGTGCTACCCACGGCTGGGCGGAACGCCAGGGCCGTCAAAGGGATACCACCCGTCGACACCCGGATGACGTACTGAATGTCCTTGTCGTCGTTGGTGCCGATATCCAGCTCAGTTTCGTCGGCACTGACCGGGTACGGGCCGAGCTCCTCGCGCCACGCCCATGAGCGTGTGCAGTATTCCCGCGCCTGTTCGAGCACTATGCGTCGAGCATAGGCAACGGTGAGGCTGGGGAGGTCCGGCATCAAACTGTCCACCCAGGCGTCGACTGTCGTAGGCATCAGAAGCTCCTGAGCAACTTCGTGCGTAGCTGGGTGAGCAACGCGGCAGCACGGCCATCCTGAGTGAACTCGTCGTCTCTGAGCTCCGCCAGCCCAGCCACGTACTCCATGACCGGGGTGAATGTCTCGATGGCGATGGGGAAAGGGGTGGTGAAATCCCCAGTGCCATACCGGGGGGCGACATCAGTGTAGGTGCCGAGGTGCATGTCGGGACGCACACGACGTACCTCGTAAATGGCGTTGTTGAAGTTCTCGATCAGCTCCGAGTCGAGATACCGCTGCGGGGACGTGCGCGTGTCCTGTAGAAGTATGCGCGCTTCGGAGATGGCGTCACCGATCGTCTTCGAGGCCACCGGTCAGCTCCTGGTTGGCAGGTGCTGCGGTTTTCCCCTTGGGAGCCGTAGACTTGGATCTGGACTTGGGGGACAGGTCCCCATGCAAGGCTGCGACACGCATCGCGTCCTCCTTCTGGAACTCCTCGAACTGCGCCTTCGTCATTGGCCGCATGTCGGGGTGCGAAGCGTTGGCCTCGTTCCACACAACAGCCCAACGACCGGATTTGTGGACGAGGTACGGGGTGTTCGTTGCCATGTGCATCTCCTCTGTGGGGCGTGGGCGGGGTTCAATTCGAATTGAACCCCGCCCACGTCTCCCGGTTCAGATTACGGGTTGCAGTACAACTCGCAGACCGCAGTGCCGTCGGTCACCTTGTAGCCGAAGATCTGCAGTCCGCGCATGAGTGTCGCGAACGTGGTCTCGGCCCGCAGCGTCTCGACCTTGGTCAGCTGACTGGCGAACGTCAGGCCGTGCGAATGGCCGGCGTAGACGTGGTACTTGGTGCCGGTGTCCGAAACCGTCTTGACGTGGTTCGACAGGTACAGCGTGAACCGGTCGATCATGCCGAGTCGCCCGTTACGCATGATGGACGTGTTGTCGCCGGCGAGCGACGCATCCTTCAGGTCCGACTGCTTGATGAGCGATGCGAACCATGCCGGAATGACGATCCAACGACCGGTCTCCGGGATGTTCTGCTCGTCGAGCACCTGGCCCATCTTGATGATGTAGTCCAGCACGTTGGTCTTGTTGACCGTCTCCGCCGCTGCCGTGGCGCCCAGGTCGATGTTGCCGGAAATGGCCCCAGCAGTCGCCCCTTTGTTGGCGGCCGCGATGTCGGCATTGATGTTGTCCAGCACCTCGGTGTCCACCGAGATCTTGAGCTGCTCGCTGGCGTCGTCGGCCCACATGGACAGCATGTTGATGTCCGACTGGACCTCCATCACGTCTTCCAGGGCCACGTTCCAGTAGAAACCCTTGTTGATCTCCAGGTCGACGGCCGCGACCGACGGGCGGGTGACGGAGAGCGTCACTTCCGGCGTGTACGCGGTGATGGCAACGTCGGGCTTCTGGCGGATCTTCACCGTCTCGCCGTAGTTCTTGATCTCGCCCTCGTAGTCCGTATTGGCGATGGCGGCGAGGACGGTCGCATCGTAGAACTTCTCGATGATCTTGCCCGACCAGATCTCGGGGATGAAAGTCCCGGTGTACGCAGGCGACGGGACGGACCCGCCCAGGGCGGGAGTTGCTTCGTATACGAAATTGGCCATGATGGGCCCCTTGGTTGGTTATCGCTCAGCCGGCGTAGACTCGCCCGGCATTGGCTGCAGTCATGATTTGCTTTTCGATGCGCGCCTTGTCCTTCTCGCGACCTTGGAACTTACCGGCGGTTACGTCTCGGTAGAACCGTGCGATTTCGGACTGCGTAAACATCTTTTCCTGCTGCTGAGCGCCAGCCGTCTGCCCC